TTCTTGGATCCACTACATTGAATTGCGTTCCGCTAACGGTACGCAGAAAGAACACATGGACATTGCACTAGATGCAAAGCGTGTGTTCGCAGAACAGTTCCCTATTTGTGCGGAGGCACTTGGTTGGTTATGAAATTACTTACACTAGAAGACTATCAAAAAGCAGGCGAAAACTTTTGGCCTAAGTATTGGTACATCGCTAAAGAACTTGGGGAAGATGCCAAACCTGAGCAAGTCCTCAAAGTTATGGAAGCGATTGGTGGTCTTGCTTTGAAGACTGCACTAGAAGAAAAACTATCTGGACCATTCGGTTTCAATAAGAAGGAGAAAGAAGATGGCAACGTACCCAGTTATTAATACCAAGACTGGTGAACAAAAGGATGTTGTGTGCAGCGTCCATGAATGGGACCAGTGGAAAGAAGAGAACCCAGACTGGACTAGAGATTGGAGTGATCCATCTACATGTCCTGGATCTGGTGAAGTTGGTGACTGGAGAGACAAGATGGCAAAGACCCATCCTGGGTGGAAAGATATCATGAAGAACAAAGTTCTCCCCAAAGCACAACGCAACAAAACTATTACTGAAAAGTACAACTACTGATATGCCTGCAAGAAAGAAGACTACCAAAGCACCTGGAGAGGGTATGACTGCGAAGCAACGCAAGCGTCGCAAGCCTATCGATGAAGCATACATGCTCCCAGTAGAACCTCTCACTCATAACCAACAGGTTATGTTTGATGAGTGGGACAAAGGCAAGATGATCTATGCCTATGGTGTAGCAGGTACAGGTAAGACCTTTGTGGCACTGTACAAAGCACTCAAGGATGTGCTCAATGAGTACACACCATACGAAAAGATCTACATCGTTCGTTCTCTGGTTGCTACCAGGGAGATTGGTTTCCTTCCTGGAGACCACGAGGATAAGTCTTCTCTCTATCAGATCCCATACAAGAACATGGTACAATCTATGTTCGAGATGCCAGACGATAACTCATACGAAATGCTGTATGATAATCTAAAGCAACAGGAAACTATCTCGTTCTGGTCTACTAGTTTCATCCGTGGTACTACACTGGACAATGCAATCGTTATCATTGACGAGTGTCAGAACCTGAACTTCCATGAACTTGATTCAATCATCACTCGTGTTGGTCAGGACAGTAAGATTATTTTCTGTGGTGATGCTGCACAAACTGACTTGCAAAAGATCAGCGAGCGCACAGGTATCATTGACTTCCAACGCATCCTCCAGAACATGGATGAGTTCTCCCTAGTTGAGTTCGGTGTCGAAGATATTGTTCGTTCTGGTCTCGTCAAGTCTTACCTTATTAATAAAATCAATCTGGGTCTATGAAGTTGTTCAATCACGTAGGTGAGATCGAACCTATTGAAATGTCTGCTGAGATGGTGGATGGCAAACGCATGTACCTGACACCAGAAGGTTTCAAGTTCCCGTCTGTCACCACAGTGATTAGCAACAACAAAGAAAAGATGGCGGGCATTGCCAGGTGGCGTGCTCGCGTTGGTGAGGCAAAAGCAAATGCCAAATCTGCACGTGCCACTGGTCGGGGCACAAAGTATCATTCTATTGCTGAGGATTACTTCAACAATAGTTTAGACCTGAAGAAGTACAGCAAGTTTCCTTTGCCTGTGTTGATGTTTCATCACAGCAGGGATACTTTGGATCGTATAAATAACATTTACTTACAGGAAGCGGCGCTCTATTCCAAACATTTAGAGTTGGCAGGGCGCGTAGATTGTATCGCTGAGTTCGACGGAGTTCTGTCTATTATTGATTTCAAGACAGCAGAAGAACCCAAGCGTGAAAAATATCTTTACGACTACTTCGTTCAGGAGACAGCATACGCATGTATGTTGCAGGAAAATTATGGGTTGAGTGTAAAGCAACTCGTAACAATCGTTGCTTGTGAGAACGGCGAAACTCAAGTCGTGGTGCATCCACCTAAGAAAGAATTCTTTATGAAACTTATGAGTTACATCGACGAATACCAAGAACGATATGGACAAAAAACAATTATTAGAGGATAAATTTATGACCGCTGCGAAGTTCTCGCAGGAAGTGGAGAAGATTGCCTTGCACAATCCAGACATGAATTATATTGATTCGGTTATCCACTATTGCGAGGTGAATGAAATTGAACTAGATAGTGTGAACAAGTTGATTAGCAAACCTTTGAAGGAGAAACTCCGTCATGAGGCACAGCAACTCAACTTTATGAAGAAGACCAGTCGTGCCAAGTTGATGCTAGTATGAGTTTTTTCCAGTCCGATATCGTTAGAGGTGACATCCAAGAGATGTTAGAACTCCAGCAGTTCTGTTTCAGATCTGCTATGAACTTTGTCCTCTTGGATCCCGAGAGGAAGATGCAATACTTTGAAGCTCTAGAGACACTGATCACGAAGCAAAAGATTTTCTATGCACGTGTCAAATTAAGTGACGATCCCGAAGCAAAGTCTGTCCTTGAGACGATGAAGCAGGGTGTTGTCATGCTAGGTGCTACACCCGACACACCTATCGAACAGATGTTCGATGAACTGTTGGAAAAAGTCCAGATGATGAAGGACAAACTTGAAAGTGGCACAGAGGGTTGACGCCCGACTCTGTGCCTGTTATTATGACTGAGTGATAGGGCATCACACAAACCAAATCCAATCTAATCCGAGGTAATCTAATGTCATTCGCAGATCTGAAGCGTAAATCCCAGAACAACTTCTCTTTCCTGCAAAAGGAACTTGAGAAATCATCCAGCGGTAAGAACGTTGATGAGCGTTTCTGGAAACCAGAGGTTGACGCTTCTGGCAACGGGTATGCTGTTATCCGTTTCCTCCCCGCCCCTGATGGTGAGACCATCCCCTGGGCAAAGGTGTACTCCCATGCCTTCCAAGGTCCTGGTGGTTGGTACATCGAGAACTCCCTGACCACTCTCAACGAGAAGGATCCCGTTGGTGAAGTCAACCGCCGTCTCTGGAACAGCGGTAGTGATGAAGACAAAGAGACTGCTCGTAAGCAGAAGCGTAAGCTCCAGTATTACAGCAACATCTATGTCGTGAAGGATCCTAAGCACCCTGAGAACGAGGGCAAGGTGTTCCTCTACAAGTATGGCAAGAAGATCCATGATAAGATCCTCGCTGCCATGCAACCTGAGTTCCAAGACGAGACTCCCGTCAACGTCTTCGACCTTTGGGAAGGTGCTAACTTCAAACTGAAGATCAAGAAGGTTGCAGGTTACTGGAACTATGATTCTTCTGAGTTTGATTCTGTCTCTGCTCTCAGTGCAGATGATGATGAACTGGAAGCAACTTGGAAGTCTGAGCACTCCCTGGAAGCATTCACTGCTAAGGAAAACTTCAAGTCCTATGAGGATCTTGAGCGTCGTCTGAACATGGTGCTTGGTATCAGTCAGCGTCCTCCTGCTCGTCCTTCTGTGGATGATGAAGAGTACGAACCTGTCGTTGCTACTGGTGGGTTCAACGATGCAGACATCACCTCCACTCCTTCTCCTGTCAAGGAAGAAGCAATCGTTGAGGATGATGATGCCCTGTCCTACTTTGCTAAACTCGCTGAAGAGTGAGATGGAATTACGAGAGGGTCTGCTTGACCCTCTTAGTTGTCGCTACTTATTACAGTTTGCTTTTTAAATAATGGATGTAGTTCACGCTTGGAACTCCATGTCCTACGGGGAGGGGTTCCTCTTCTCTCTGTGGGTCATCGGAATGTATTACATTAAACTCCGTATGGATCGCTACTTCACCCGATGAAAAAGATTGCCTCGGTTATCTTTCACCCAGTAACAGTGTTGAATTTATTATTGACTGGTTCTTTAGGGGTTATCGAAGTGATCCACACCAGAGCACATCATACTCTGGAAGTAGATGTTCATGGTCATGTGACCCAGTACCTCAGGAAACATCCTGAGACCTGTGACTATATTGACTATTGAATTCCATAAAACTGGAAAAAATTTTCCCGCAAATTTTTTGCTGAAAAAGTCAACCAGTTTTCTTTAGTCTTTGACTAATATAATTGCCGTCTTTTTGATAGAGATTCCTACTTCTGAAATCATCTACAAAAGATTGTACATATTCTGCTTTGAGAATATAGATTTCTCTCTTCTTCTCATTCTCACTTGTATAGTATTCAGCAACGGTAACGGGACTTGCAATCTCGTTACCGTTTTTTGTTTGAATACTACCGTTGATATTTAATTTGTGCTGACCATTGTAAAATGTCTCGTCTACATGTAGTCCAGCAGAGTATGGTCCAATCGCTTCTTTGATCTCATAGTGGTTGATCTCGGAATACGGATCATCATACTCTTCTTCTAATATTTTATAGATTTCGTAGTTATTCATTGGCCAATCATACTGTGCATTGACCATGTTGTTAACAAGTAGAATAATCCAGTCATAGAATTCATTACCATATGCTTTGAGAGCGACAGCATCTGGTCTCATTCCATCGGGGATTGAAAACTTTGTGAAGTAAACAGCTGAGGAAAAGATGTCATCGCTTACTTTATATCTACGAAAGAAATTTTTCGCAACCACAAAGTCCGATTCCGAGAATGGATACTTGATTGGTTTCTCGTCGTATGCGATATTAGGAACGATTGAAAAATACATCAGCGAATACCATTTACTTCTTTACCTTCACTCTTACCATAACCACCAATTTCTTCAGAGAATACCATTTTTGTTTCTTGGAAACTTAGAGTTAGTTCAACAGCAACTGGTTGACCATCTCTATATGTAGCATATGCACCATCAGGAGTGTAGTTTACATCTACTTGGGTGATAGCACACATCTTATATCTAGGGAGACGTGGGTGTTCTTTTGAACCTTTCATAAAAGCAACTCTGCACAAGTCAGGAACACCAATGAATCCTTTGAATATACCTGGAGATGTAGTACCCATCACAGCACCAGGATCTAGTTTGGGTAGCATTGCTTTTTTAAATGTGTTTAAGATTTGATTGATTTGTTGAGTTTCATTTACATCTCTAGGAACTAATTTGTATTTCAATGAAAAGTTTCTTAAATCTGCACCACCGTACATCAGTTCAACATTGGGATTTAAGATTGCTCCAGAGATGCCACCAAAGATATCGTCATTAGTTAATGTATCTCCACCAACTTTTTGTACAGTCTTTCTAATGACAGATGCAGCTGCAAGAGGTAGCAATCTATCAACTGCTTCAAAACTTCCTTTTGCTGCATCTGTTAATTTGTCAAGAGTTCCTTCGGCACCTGCACTCTGAAGAATACTTGTTCCTACGTTTGTAAATGCTTTACCTGTCCAGTTCGCTTTAAATCCAGTGGAAATATCTTCTGGCATGTACATAATAATACTTGGCATACCATTGTTTTTTGCATATTGATTATCTTCCGTCGCCTTACCATTCTTATCATAACTATTTTGGTTATAATCAACTTGACTAACAACTAGTCCTTGACCTGCAGATCCACCATCTGTACTAGTTCTTGTTCTCCTTCTAAATGGAGGAGCATATGTAAAGAACTGGAAAGTTACATAATCAGAATCAGTATCAATTGGTTGATTACCATGACTAGGATATCTCAGTGCCGTTGTAGAATTTAATGTTACTGTAGCGGCAGGAATTGCAGATGCTTTAGATGCTGTTATAGCAATTTTATTATTTGGATCTGCAACTAAACTACCATCTGGGTGACGGAGACCTACTTCAATCTCCATCTCAATTCGTGTTGCTTCAGCACCCTCTTGCCATTGACTGAGAAATGCCTCAGTCATTAGTGATTCGGGATCTACCTCAAAGGTAGTTCCAAAGCTTCCATTACTGGTAGGAATCTGTCCATAAACTTCTCTTTCAAATTGAGCACGAACTGCACCATTTACATTACCGAAGTTTTCTGGATTTGCTTCATCATATGCATCAATCCAATCACTTCTTGATTCTTGCCATTGACGAAACAAATTATCATACTCAGACCTTGTAAAATCTGTTGGTGTTAGTCCACTAGGATTTTGCTGAGCAGCAAATTCATTCTGCAAAGCAGCATTTTCTTGATTATCTTCTTTCCATGTTCCTAGTGCCATTACCTAGACATCTCCCTTGACTGTTTTGTTCCGTAACCTTTGATCATACGTTGACCTCTGATCTTGTCGTAGAAAGATTCATCTGTGTCTTTCCATACAAGTTCTTTATCAATAGGAAACATCATACCATTGAGATCTCTCACGAAGTCTTCTGTTGGTAGCAGGATGGCAGTATCCCATTCAGCGGAAGCCAGATCTAGATATAGATCTTCTACATGAGCGTGTAGATATTTATGGAAACACTTCTTGGGAATGTCAATTCTACCCTGCATTAACTTTCTGGTAGCGATGATTCTTTTCTTTGGAGACAAGTAATGTAGATTGGCACCCCAGAACTCACTCTTCCCAATAGTTTTTATAACATATACTAGAGGAAATCTATCATAGTAAGGCAAGTGTCTCATTTTTGCCTTGTATTCAAACATATACATGTGACCTTGCACTGTATATCTACGCAATTCATTCTCGTCTTGTTCTTCTACAGCTCCAACACGGTCGCTTTTTTCATTGAGAATGTATTTTTTAAAATTTTTCTTGTACGCACTAGATTCTTGCTTTACTGTATTACGATACCATGCTAGTGACTTTTTTTCTCCGTTTGTTGCTGCTGATACTCTTTCAAAGAGTGTTTTGTATCCTGGTGTTTGATTGATGCTATTGCGTTGGATAGACGCAAATCCAGTTGCCATTGTTCTAGACTCCTAAGTGATCTTCGGTTAGTATTAAGAAGTTCATCTGCCTGTCTTCACAATACTCTCGCGCAGCAGACCACTTAGTTTGGTTTTTTGCGTAAGTCAGTGCAGCATTACGATAGGCAGCAGTTTTTTTGTTTTTGTCATTCGGTGGTTTTGTTTGTTTCTTGGGTTTTACTTCAATAATATACTTGGTTATTTTACCCGACTTTTCACGTACCTTAATATAAAAGTCTGGATAATATCTCCTCACTTTACCATCAGGAGCTCTGTATGGTATAATGATCTCTTCACTACCCCACTGTAATATACTAGGGTTGTTGTCACAGAACACCATGAACTTTCGTTCCCATAGCGACCTATAAACAATGTTTGTCGGGTTGCCACGGTACTTCTGAGGATTGGTAGGTTTGAAATACCCAGAGTACGCCATAAATATAGTTGTTCCAACGTATATATTTAGCGTGTCCTCAGGAAAGACTCTACATCAAATCATGAGTGCAATGGGAGCAAACGGCGGAATGTCGTTTTCCAATAGCTTTATTGTACGACTTATCAACCCACCATCGGTCATAACGAGCGGATACACAAACTATAGTGATACTATTGAACTCTTCTGTGATGAAGCGCAGTTACCAAATATTAGTACCGATGCTGGTAACATCAAAGGGTTGCATACTGGACTTGGAATTGTAGATTATCCACATACAAAAGTTTTTACTGATGTTCAGTTGGGATTTATGTGTGACGCGGACATGACGGCACTGAAGCTCCTTACTGATTGGTATGATTCAATGTGGTATGAAATGAATGAGAATAGTGAGGCTAGAAGAACGTATCCAAAGTATAGACATCAATATGCTTGTGATCTTCAAATCATAAAAACTGAGAGAGGTCCGACTGGAGATACTCAAAGGCAGTCAATCAAATATACTTTACATAAAGCATGGCCATTCTCGATCGACTCTGTTCCTCTACAATTTGGACAAGCACAAGTAACTAAGGTAACCGCACAGTTTAAGTATCAGAGACATACAGTTGAAAAACTAAGTGTAAGAAATGTCAAAGATATGGAAGGTGTTGTTGTTCCTGGAAGCACAATTGTTGGAAGAGTTGACGTTGGTGGTGGTATAATTGAAGAGCAATATTTGACACCATTTGGTCAACTCAGGACAAGAAGAGTTCCTGGAGGAATGTTACCTCAAGACACTCCAACGAAACCTGTTCCACCAGCAAAAAAACCAGAAAGAGAACGACTTGAGAGACGCCCTGGTGAAAGTCCTAGAGAATTTGCACAGCGTCGTGCGCGTCGCTAATTTCACTTTTCGATTCCATGAAAGTGGGAAAATTTTTTCCGCTAATTTTTGGTTCTAAAAGTCGCGCTAAATATACATATGATCTGGTCTAAACATAATGGCATTACCACAAGTATCTCTTCCAACTTATGAGTTGGAAGTTCCTTCTACTGGCAAGAAAATTAAATATCGTCCATTTGTAGTCAGAGAAGAAAAATTGCTTCTTTTGGCACTAGAAGGAGAAGACGAAAAAGAAATTGAGAGTGCTATGAAGACTCTCATCAAAGGATGTGTTCAATCACGTGTTAAAATCGAAGATTTGGCGATTTTTGATCTAGAGTACATTTTCCTAAAAATTAGATCTGCCTCTGTTGGTGAAGTAGTCGAATTGAACGTTACTTGCGAAGATGACGGAGAAACGCAAGTTCGCTATAACCTGAATCTAAATGATGTAGAGGTCAGTAAACCAGGAGACCATAGTAATAAGATTGAGTTGTCTGACACTATGGGTCTGATTATGAAATACCCTTCATTCAAAGAATTTGTGTCCACATCTATTTTAGAGAAGAGAATGGGCGCAGATGAAGTTATTGAAGCAATCGCTGGTTGTATTGATCAACTATATGATGGTGAGGATGTATATGATAGTTCTACAACTACCAAAAAAGAGTTTTGTGAGTTTTTGGAAGGATTGACAAATAATCAATTTGAGGAAATTCAGAAGTTCTTTGAAACGACTCCTAGACTAGAGCATGTGATTACAATCAAGAATCCAAATACGGGAGTTGAAAATAAGGTAGTTATTGCAGGACTAACCAGTTTTTTCGGATAGCACTCTTCCATAATACTTTGGAAGGGTATTTCAGAACTAACTTTGCTTTGATGCAGTACCATAAATATAGCTTGACAGAGATTGAAAATATGATGCCTTGGGAGCGACAAGTTTACGTTAGTCTCCTTATGCAATATCTGGAACAGCAAAAACAACAAGCAGAAGCGTCACAATAATGGCACACGGATTTCTAAACCCAACAGATCTACGAAAAGAACGTAATTTTACGGGTGCGATTGCTAGTGGCATCGGAAAGCGAATTGGTAAGGCATCTGATATGGCACGCAGAGAGCGTGCATATGCGTCTAAGAAAGCAGAAGAAAACAACACCAGTTTAGAGGAGGCTGGTGTTGGTAAAGGTTATTTTTTTAAAAGGGCACTAGGATCCACTTTTGGTGGTGACAGAATTGCTAGAACTAGAGGTAGATTTGAGAGTGATCCACCAGCAGGAAGAGATCCCACAAAAAATCAAGCGGGTCGTTTTAGGGGCGGATTTGATTACAGTTATTCTGAACAAATTCCTACTACTCCTGTAACTGGTGGTGCATTAGCTAGAGTTGCAACTCCAGAATCAGAACCAATTGAGCAAGTTAGCGTTTCTGTAGATGAAACTCCAGCATTAGCTCCTGGATTTGTTTCTCTTGGTGGAGCATTGGAGAAAACATCCAATCTGCTTGCTCCTGCAGGTGCTATTGATCCAGAAATTTTACCACCTGAGCCTGGTCCTGGACTGGGTGGTGGATCATCGATGGGAGCACTTCAGCCTGGTGCTATCGATGTCAACGCAACAGAAGTCAGTGATATTGTAAAAGCACTGAAATTTGTAGAACTTAGAATCAGTCAGTCTTCACAAGATACTGTACAAGCGATTCAAAGTTCTTCTGCTATCAGTTCACAGGGATTTTCTAGATTAGGTCAACTTAATGCTGCTCTAGCAGAGAAGCAGATTACCACTCAAATTCAATTGTTTGAGAGGCAGAAAGATGAGCAGCAAAAACTTGCCGATCGTAATCAAGCTCTATTAGCAGCTTCACAGACAAACTTTGATGATCAAAGTGGTCAACTAGATCCAACTAAACTTGGTAAAGCGAAAGGTTTTGGCGATATCCTTGGTGGACTTGGTGGTGGTCTAATGAACCTCTTGGGGGGTGGAATGAACCTCCTAGGTGGTGGAATGGATACCATGGGTGGTCGCTACATGAGGAGATCTCCTAATGTTGGTAGACGAGTTGGTGCAAGAAGAAGATTAGCAGGTATGCGTGCTGGTCGCGCTACTCGTGGTATTGGTGGTGCTCTAAAAGGTGGATTGGGAAGAGTTGCTGGTAAAGGAGCTCTAAAAGGATTAGGAAAAGGTCTAGGAAAAGCAGCACTGAAGAAAATTCCAGTTGCTGGTCTCCTTGCTGCTGCCTTATTTGCTGGTCAAAGAGCAATGGCAGGAGATATGACTGGTGCTGGTCTAGAACTCGCTTCTGGCGGCGCAAGTTTGATTCCTGGATTTGGAACTGCTGCATCTGTGGGAATTGACGCCTTATTGGCGGGACGTGACATGTCAATGCCACAGATGGCTTCTGGTGGTATCACAGATGGTCCAAAATCTGGATATCCTGTTGAGCACCATGGTAGAGAGATTACATTCTCTGCTGAAGGTCCAGAAGCGAAGAAAATCTTCAAGGCAATGGGTGGTGGATACCTTGATGCTCAACTAGAACGCAAAAAAGATGTAGCAGAAATTGGTGCCGCTGCTAATTCTAGTGGAACTGGTGGTGGTACTGGTAGAGCATGGTGGGACTTCCTTGGATGGGCAGGAACTGGTGATGCTGCAACAAAACACCAGGAAGAACAAGACAAAAAAGCTCAAGATGCAAACACTGCATATGGTGGAACTGTTCAACTCATAACTGGTTCGCAAGTCCAACAGTTCTCAAAAAGTGCAGCTGAAAATAGAGCATCTGCAGCAAAGGAAGCTATACTGTCTAAGCCTTTGAACGAGTTCATGCCAAAACCAAATACTGGTGGCGGAGAAGGTGCTAGTCGCACTAGAAATTTTATTCAAGGAAATACTGGCAATTCTCGTGGAGATCACTTCCACTTAGGACCAGAGACTGCTCTATGGGGTAAACCACAAGGAAAAGTTGAAACAAGAAAAGCAGCATTTGCTGTTGCGAAAGGACTGATTAGAAATAAAGAGCACTTTACCTTTACTAATGCACAAGAGGCTGTTGATCCCAACAATCCACCTTCTGATGAAGAACTGAGGAAGATGATCGAACGTGAGCAGGCAGCTCACGCTGCACGTTCGCGTGGTGGATCTTTTGGTGGTATTGATATTGCTGGAAGAAAAGGACTAAAATTCCCACTAGGTGTTCATGGTGTTAGAGATAGAGGTGATGGATTTGGTATAAGTGGTACAATTTCTGGATTTACTGCATTTGTTGGACATGGAATGGATGGATCCAGAGATACCGCAAAACCATCAGGTGAGGCACTAGATGGTGCTAGCATTCAAGGTACTGCTTCACTTGAGTCTGCATCTCCATCACTTAGTGTTTCTCCTACGAGTAATGCTGCTGTCAATGATCCACTAACAGTCTCTGCTGTTACGCAAAATGCACAATTTATGTCAACCAGTGGAGGAAATGCACAAATAGCAGCTGCTTTGATGTCACTGGCAGCACAAATTCAAAATGGTTCTCTGGGCAATGCTCAAGCAACACAGTCTCCTATGGATGGATTTGCTGCTGGTCTAGCTACAGGCGGCATGGGTGGTCACGGATCACTTACCTTCGCTAGTACATTGCATCTCAAGAGTTTAGTATAATAATGAATAATCCCGCTAATCCCACAGAATTTAAGATACTGAAAGCGATACTTTTTCCTCATAAAGGAAAAGAAATTCCTTTCACACCACTTGTTCTAAGTTTCAACTATGGTGAAGATGTAACTGCTCCCTTTGTGTCAGCAGAGTTAGAGATTATTGATACTGCTTCTTTGCTCAATGGTAGTGGATCAAATCCGCCAATCAAAGGTGGAGAGAAGGTTCAAATTGATGTGCAATGTATCAATGAAACAGATGCATTTTCATACCAATTTGTAATTTGGCAAATTACTAACAGATATGTAAAACAGAACAAACAATACTATACAATGAGTTTGATTTCTGGTGAAGCATTGCAGAATGAACTAACTAGGGTTCCTAGAAATATGTCTGGAAATCCTCAGGACATTATGGGAACGCTTTTGCAAAAAGACTTGGGAACCAATAAACCAATTTACTCTGAGAAGTCTTTGTTTGATATTCAACTCCTAGGAAATATGAGGAGACCATTTGACATCATTGGAGATATCGCTGTAAAATGTGTAAGTTCTAAGGGAGACTACGGACAAGGAAACAAACCAGCAAGTGGTACAGCACCACAGACAACTGCTAAAAAGATAAAAGGATCTGGTGGATTTTTCTTCTGGGAGACTTTTAGAGGGTATAATTTCTTTGCAGTTGATTCTTTATGTGCTGATGGAAAGAGCAAACTAAATTCAGAGAAACTCGATGAAGCTAGAAGCAACTGGGGTGTAGAAACCTGGGGACCATATGTTGAAATGCAGGGCAATGTGGAAGGATCTGGTGACACAAGATTCAATATATTACAAGCGCAATTCTTTAGTGAAATCAACATGATGGAATCGCTCAGGAAAGGAAAGTATTCATCTCTAATTACATTTTTCAATACATCTACGGGGCAGTATGAAGAATATGTCTATTCTTTGAAAGATGCATATGACAATATGGCACATCTAGGTGGTCAGGAATCTTTAGATTTAATTCCATTGGAAAATAAGGAACTTTCTGAATATCCCACTAGAATTATGTCGATGTTGATCGACCACGAAACATGGTATAACGAACCTGGAGTAGCATCTCCAGAACCATCAGACAAATCTGATAAACCAACAAAGTTTGCAGATTGGTCTAAGTATTACATGGCACAGTCTCTTGCTAGATATCAAATTCTCAAAAATCAAATATGTTCAATCGTAATCCCTGGTAATCCTAGAATTTGCGCGGGTGATAGAATTGACATTAGGTTGATGAGTAAACTGCCAAAAGAAGAGGCAAGTAAGGATCCATATGACAAAGAGAGCAGCGGGATTTACCTAATCAAAGCTGTTTCTCATGATTATGATGGAATCAAAGGAACAAACGGCAGATTTTCCACAACATTGACTCTCATCAGAGATTCTTTTGGAATGAAAGGCGACGCATCATCACACGGTAACTAAATACGTAACAGGAGGTACTACACATGGACAGCATCGAACAGCATATCGAAAAGGATAAAGAGATTCTGCAGAATCCTCTGACATCCCCACAGCAACGTCGCCATATTGAAGGCGAATTGCATGACCTAGAAGAATATGTTGAGCATCATAAAGAAGAGATCGAAGCAGGAGATCATCATGATCCTTCTCCATTAGAACTCTACTGTGATCAAGAACCAGGAGCTCCAGAGTGCAAGTTGCATGATAACTAAGAATGGATGAGGCATTATCACGTCTGATTCCAACAAACCGCGTCGGTCATGACGGATTTAATTGGTGGGTTGGACAGATTGAAAAATCTGCAGAAGACGAACCAGGCAATAAAGGTGGATATAGACACAGAGTTAGAATAGTTGGAGATCACCCAGGTGATCCCGCTATTCTTCCATCTGAAAAATTGCCATGGGCAAGCGTGATGATGCCTGCCAACGTTCCTTTCATGCCAGGGAACGTTGCTGGTGCTGGAGACCAGATGACTGAGGGTTGTTGGGTCATTGGTGTTTATTTGGACCATGACAAACAAAAACCCCTGATCATGGGTACTATTGGCGTCACTCCTGGCGCTACAAAGATTTTTTATCAACCAAAATTACCAAGACCAACATTTATTACTGGACCCAGTGCAAAGTATCAGGTAGAACCATATAAAGATGGTGCTGATGTACCAGAGACACCACCTACAGATACCGAACCAGGAACAGCAAAAGACGGAACTAGAGGTACAAATACTGGTCTTGCTACTGGTAGGACCAGATCTGATGGTGCTGAAGATATCCCACTAGCACCTGCAATCAAAGAACGAGTTGCTAAAGAGCAGTGGTGTCAACTTACAGCAGAAAAGTGTAAAGAACAGAATGTTGGACAAAAGATGGAGATCATTATTGGTCAACTTCTTGCAGACATTCAGGGTAGTGGTGGAAATATTGGTGACTTTTATATTAGTAAAGTTACTGGTGGTTTGCAAAGTGCTATTGCTACTTCGAGAGTACATATCAATAAAGCAACTTTAGTAGTCACTGAGTTTGTAGCAAAGGTAAAGGGATATATCAAAAGTCTTTTGCAGCAAGGTGTTGATGCACTAGTCAAAACCTTGCTGAGAGTTGATGATACGGGAAACGCTCTAACACCAGTTACAGAGTTCTTCAACAATGCATTGAAGAATCTTGGTTGTGAGATGGCAGATCTTGGCAAGAGACTACAGGATTGGTTGACAAACGTGTTGATGAGTTTTGTCAATCAGATCTATCGTATGGCAGTCTGTCAGGTTGACACTCTTATCAATGGAATAATCTCTAAGATGAATCAGTTGATTACTGATCTTCTTAATAAGATTCTCGGACCTCTGCAGTCAATTCTTGGTGCTATCGCTGCTCCTTTGAATATTATTGGACAGGCAATCAATTTTGTTCTGAAACTACTTGGAATTTCTTGCAGTGGTCCTGATACAACTTGCAGCACTTATAAGAAAGTTTGCACTTCTGGTAAGAAAGATAAAGAGGATAAAGACAAGAAGGATTTCCTGGATGATCTTCTAGATGGTATTGATAATCTCTTTGGTGATACTCCTGGAGACTATACTCAGTACACATGCGAGGATGCGTTCACTGGAGCACCATTAGAAATTACTACTGTTGGATTCACAGGTGGTGTTCCTCTTCCATCTGGTGATGGAACAGATGCAGCACAACCAAAAATTTACTACACGATCGATGATCCTACAGCAGTAGAAGGTGATCAGATGGTATTTACTGTCACCAGGAATGGATATCTAGAAGAAGCATCATCTGTTACATACAAAACACTAACTAATCAAGGTAGTGCTACACCAGAAGATGATTTCTTCCCTGAGAATGGTGTATTGGGTTTCCAACCAAAAGAAACTACCAAGACTATCACTGTACAAACTTTGGTCGATAGTATTGATGAACAAGATGAAACACTCTATATCAAACTAGGTGCTAATACGCCACAAGAATCTAGTGGTATTCTATCTGGTTTTATTAAAAATATTGGACAAGGAACAATTACTAAAGTAAAAGAAGATGAAGACTATGATCCTTACTTAGGAGTTCCAGTCAATCCAGAGAAAGGCATTGACGAATTCCTTGATGATGAGGTCATCATCGAAGATGGCGATGGAGACGGTATCTCAGATGACACTGATGATGATAGTTTGATCGATGATGCATCTGGTGCAAGAACATATGAAGTTAGACCTGACAGATCTATCTGTAGCGAAGGACAATTTATCAAGTTCTTCATTAGAACAAGGAATGTTCCTGATGGAACTATTCTTTACTATAACTTGACTGGACGTGACATCACGGCAGATGATATTATTGGTGGTAATCTCAATGGAAGACTTGTTATTGTTGATGGTAGAGCAACCGTCACTGTTGGTATTGAAGAGGATGGTGTTGTCGAAGAACAAGAGACTCTTAGATTCAATCTGAACAATACTGGTGCTTCTGCAGAAGTTCTGATTACTTCTGCTGATGAACAAACCTTAGAAGATTTTGATGAAGGTGTTGGTGAGAGACCAGAGAACATCTATCAAGAGTTTACTGAACCAGAGATTGTTGTTGGTGATATTATTACTGATGACAATGGTGGAATCATTGAGATCCCTGTCAGTAATCCTGGAAGTCCTTGGGCAGAAGCACCTTATGTGTTTGTTGGAGGTAGTGGATTTGGAGCAACTGCAACAGCACTTCTGGATGGTGAAGGATATCTAACAGAGATTCGTATCATTTCTCCTGGATTTGGATATAAGAAGAATCTTTCTGAGAATGTAGGTAAGAGATGTATCATTGATACTTTTACTATGATCAAACCAGGAATTGGATATCTAGAAAAACCAGAAGTTTATATCAATGGTGAATCTGGTCTTGCTGAAGCGATAATTAATGATGATGGATTTGTCATTGGTGCTAGAATGCTTGATAGAACAAGAACGTTTGAGGATTTCCCTGAAGTGAAAGTTATTGGGGGCGGTGGATATGGCGCTAGACTCTTGCCATCATTGGTATGTCTAGATACTGATGGACTATCTACGGTTGGTTCTACCAAGATTGGAACTGGTCGTTATGTTGATTGTCCATAGGAGGTATAACACATGTCTTTACCACTAAGTGCGGCAAGTAGGGAAACTTACGATACAATTAGAAGAGAAGGTGTATTCAGACAGACTACTCCTGATGAAACACAGGAGCAGGGTGGTCTCACTGTAAATCCTCTTATAAAAGGAAGACTGACACGAGCATCTATCTACGAGAGAGAATTTCCAGACAAGATTACACAGGCATTGTGTATTGATGGTCCGAAGGATTCTGATGGTGCTATGACTTTCCATGGTGATGGAGCGATCACTTTGATGACAGGTGTTAGAGATCCTAATAGAGGAGCTGGAAGTGGAAAGTTGAACATCAAAGCATATGGTGGTCAGCAAACATACATGGACAGAGTTGACCTAGAGTTTAATTTTGGAACTGATAGTGAAGAGAAGAGAGGACTTTCGGTTGTATGTTATGGAGATTATATTGAGGAGACTGTAGGATCTGAGCGACACATCATTGCTAAGACTATTAGAATTGAAGCAACCGAAGAGATAGTAATCGCTGGTGGATCTATCAAGTTACAGTCTCAGAGTGACATCGAACTTGCTGGAACATCAATCAACTCAGCATCTATCAACGAAAAAAATATCATCTTGGGTCAGCAGATGACATTTGGTGTGTCTGAGAAGACGGACATCTCGTTTGATCCTCGTGCTAATCAGACTATTCTTTCCCCTGGACATCTCAACCACAAGATCTTGGGAGACTATTGTGTCAATGTTGGTGGAATGGAAGAGCACATCATTGGCGGTGTACCACGTCCAGAGAGTCCTCTGGTCAAAGATAAGTCAAAGTCTTACAGTGTGAAGACACTTGCTCTACCTGTCTCTATAGACGCTGCTACGGGTATCTTACTCAACGCAGGTGGCGTCATAACGAGCACTGCTGGCGGCGCTGTTACTACCACTGCTGGTGGCGCTGTGACTACTACGGCAGTTGGTGCATTGACACTCACAGCAACGCTGGGTATATTTGCAGATGCTGGTATCGCTGGTAAGTTTGAAGCGAAGGGTCTGGACTTTGAACTCAAGTCTCTCTTGGGAGCAAAAGTCAAGTCTGCTGGACCTATCGTTTTACTGAACTGATAAGACGAGTTTATCAGACCTATCGGTTATCCGTATTGAAAACTGGCACATTGGGGCTTGTTTTTTCCTCGCAACCCTGATAAATTGTTTTTGCAGTGGAGGGAACTCCACTCATCATCTGCGGGTAACCATTCCGCAAGTAAACTAAACGAGGTAAAACAACAATGATCAAAACTGCTTTCGCTGCTGCAGCTGCAGCTGTCGCTTTCGCTGCTCCTGGTGCTGCCCTTGC